AATCATCCATGAAGGCAAACATGCTGGTTTAATCGGAATTGGTGGCCTTGTGTTGGCAAGGATACCGGAGGAGATATTGAAAAGTCGTGCTGAGTATTTTAGAAAAATAACTCAAGACAGAACAGACGCGGTTGATCGAGATCTTATGAAGGAGCAACACCCGGACATGCCTATCAATATTGATAGACAGTCTAGAGTTACCTTTGGTGGTGGTCGTAAGAAATAATTTTTTTGCATTACCTACCGTAGATAGCTTGGATTAAATAAACTAACTAAGTTAAGGAGAACTGACAATGTCAAATCAACTGGAAAAGTTTGGTCTAAGACCATACAGAAAACTAGATGGTACACCATTAGCAGGAGCCCAAAACAGATACACAATTGCAGCAGGTTATGCGACTGCGATATTCCAAGGTGACTTGGTACAGCCTACTACGGCTGGTAATATCGAAAGACATACTGGCAATACTAGTGACGCTGTTGTGGGTGTTTTTAACGGAGTGTTTTACAACGATCCAACTACTCAAAAGCCAACGTACGGAAATTACTACCCTGGTTCAATCACACCAACTCAAGGCGATATTACTGCCTTTGTTGTTGATGATCCAGATGCAGTATTTTTAATGGACGCAGACGAGGCTTTTACTAGAGCGGACTTGTTCAGAAACTACTCTGTTACAACTGCAGGCGGTGTAACACAAACAGGAATATCTAGCGTGCAATTAGATGTAAGTGCCTCAGGTACTGCAGCTACTTTCGCGGTTCAAGCAATTGATATCACACAAGATCCTGAAAATCAGGATACTACTGTATCAAATGCTAACATTCTTGTTAGAATCAACAATCACTTCTATAGAAGTGGCACAGGCATATAGGATAAAGGAGAATAACTATGGCAATATCACGATCACAGCTAGTTAAAGAACTAGAGCCAGGTTTGAATGCTTTATTCGGCCTGGAATATAGTCGTTATGAAAATCAGCATGCTGAAATTTTTGCGACTGAAACATCTGACAGAGCTTTTGAAGAAGAAGTAATGTTAAGCGGATTTGCTTCTGCACCAACTAAACAAGAAGGTGCTGGAGTAGTGTTTGATCAAGCAGGTGAAACTTTCACAGCAAGATACAACCACGAAACAATCGCTTTAGCATTTGCTATCACTGAAGAAGCGATCGAAGACAACCTATACGATAGACTTGCGGGCAGATATACAAGAGCCCTTGCAAGATCTATGGCAAACACGAAGCAAGTTAAAGCTGCGAACATTTTGAACAATGCGCAAGTTACATCTGCAACTGGTGGAGATGGTGAATCCCTAATCGGAAACAATCACCCACTAGCTACAGGCGGAGCTTTCTCAAACGTTCTTACTGTTGCTGCAGATCTTAACGAAACTTCTCTCGAGCAGTCATTAATTGACATTGCTGGATTTGTCGATGAAAGAGGCTTAAAAATTGCTTCTTCTGGTAGAAAAATGATAATTCCAAAAGAATTACAATTTACTGCTGAGAGAATCATGAAGTCGCCAATGAGAGTTGGAACTGCCGACAATGACATCAATGCAATTAATAACATGGGAATGGTTCCTGAAGGTTACAGAGTTAATAACTTTTTAACTGACACAGACTCATTCTTCTTGTTAACTGATGTGCCTAACGGATTAAAATATTTCGTTAGATCACCTATCAAAACTGCAATGGAAGGTGACTTCGATACAGGTAATATGAGATTTAAAGCTAGAGAAAGATACAGCTTTGGTTGGTCAGACCCAAGATGTATATTTGGTAACGGAAACTTACCGACTAGTTAATAGTCAATATATTTAACCCTCAGGGTTACTAAAAAGGGGCGGTGTTCACATCGCCCCTTTTTTTATGTATAATACAAAGACCTAGAAAAAATAAATTATTTTGTAGACTGACTAGGCAGACGGTATAGAGACTACAAAATTAAAAGCTATACAAAGGAGAAACTATTATGGCAAACACAACTTTTGAAGGACCAGTTAGATCAAAAAACGGTTTTATCAACTTAGGACCAGGTGCGGTAGACGCAAACACTTTAGCAACTAACATGACAGTAGCTAATAATGCTGGAAGAATAATGCTTATGGATCCAGCAGGTACACCAACTGCAATTACAATTCCCGCAATTGTTTCAACAGCAGATGGAGCAAACGCAGGACCAGGAAGTGATCCAGCTAACCCAAATACTATTGGAACTACTTTTGAAATTCTTTTTACAGATGATTTCACTGGTACAATTAAAACAGCTAACACAGCAGATAAATTTGTTGGTATGATTACTGCTGGTATTGATGCTTCTACAGCAGGGAAACAATGGGTTCCTGCAGCAGCAAACAATGAAATTAATTTAAATGGAGAAGCTGGAGCAGCTGTTGCTACAACAGGTGGTTTAAAAGGAACTTATCTTAAGTTTACTGCAGTTGCAGCAAACTTGTATTTTGTACAAGGTTTGACTAATGCAACAGGTACACTTGCTACTCCTTTTGATACTCAATAATAAATAATTAGTGGCTCTCTTCGGAGAGCCACAAACAATAGGAGAATATTATGTCAGGTGGAGGAAGTTTTACATCAGATCAAGGGAGTGCCCATGCTATAGCAACAGCACAAATGGTTGCGATAGGAAGAAGAGCAAGGCTTACATCTATTCAAGCAAAAGGTAATGCAAGTGGTTCAATCATTTTTAGAAGTGGTGGAGCAACTGGCACAACGGTTGCAACATATTTGTTTGGAACTGAAGGTTTAGATATGTATTTACCTGGATCAGGTATTTTATTTATAGACGGAATACATGCAACTATTGCTGGAACTGCGGGTGTAACAATTTCATTTACGTAGGGTAGTATGAGCAAAGTTAAATTAGCTTATACAGGCGGTAAATACGCAGGCAAAAAACTTATTGATATTGTTAAAAGTTTAAAGAAAAATCTTAAGGCTAAAAAAGCTAAACAAACACCTAGTAAAAAACAACTAGCATCAAAAAGAACTAAAGCAAATGCTGCAAGAGCTGGTCAAGGTACTAAATCATTAAGGGCTTACAATATTCGAGCAGGAGCTAGAAATGATAAAATGGTTCCTATTAAAAAACAGTCACAAAAAGGTAGTTCTTTTCAAACACATAGCGTAAGAACACCTGGAGCAAATTCTGCTAGGGGAATGGGTTTGTCAAGATACGGAAGTGAAGGTTCTGCAGCATCTTGGAGATCTGATATGGATAGATTTCAAGAAATACCATTGTCTTCCTTTTTTAAAAAGAAGAAAAAAGCTCTTGGTGGTGTGATGAGTCTTAGATCTGGTGGGGATACCATGCCTGCTAGAAATAAAAAGAATTTTAGGTCTACAAAAAGTGGTGCAGGTATGACTGCTGCAGGTGTTGCTTCATACAGAAGAAAAAACCCTGGAAGTAAATTAAGCACTGCTGTTACAGAAGATAATCCAGGTAAAAAAAGATCGGCTAGAAGAAAATCGTATTGTGCAAGAAGTTTAGGACAAATGAAAAAATTTCCTAAAGCTGCAAAAGATCCTAATTCTAGATTAAGACAGGCTAGACGAAGGTGGAAATGCTAGATGGCCTACTTGAATGCCGACATACCACCTATATACTGTAAAATAAAAAAGGAGTATTTATATGATCTTAAAAAGCATCATGGAGAAAGTGAAGAATGTTGTGTCTTCGGTATTACCTCTATTACAGACAGGGCTCTCTTATTTAACATCATGCTACCAAACGGTGCGTGTTTTTGGAGACTGCCTATATCAGCGTTTTTTCAAGAAAAGTTTGATAGAGCCGAAGTGCTCGATATGCCTGTCGACCAGCTTCAGTTGTGGAATTGTTTTAGTTATTATCCTAGTGTTCATTGCTTTAGTTTTCTAAGAGGAAAAAGAGGTAAATATTATGGAAAAGATAAAAAAAATTATCCGTTTGAATATTTATTTACCATTGATTGGGGCCACCCAGAAAGTAATATCTTGGATACCGAGCACTCTGAAATTCCTGCAGAACATAAGTGTGCACACATATTGGCTCTTGATGGAGGCAATTATGCAGCTCAGCCTAATAATCGTATTCTTTGGGACGCTCCTAACTATACTGTTGGTAACAGGGTTCCAGACTATTCGGTTCAAACTACAAAATGGAATGTTGAGAATAAAGATTGGCTTACAGAAGACAGTGACAAAATGTTCTACGATGTTAAAGAACAAGTAACAGCAGAAGATAAAAGCTACGAAAATGATTGATAAATTTTTTTATAGTTTTTTTAGTAGTATAGACAAGTTATTTGAAAAGCTTCATAATATATTTAAGAAGAAAAAAAAATAAGGATGTTAAATGAATATTGCAGAACTGTTCAAAAAGAATTTTATATTAGTGCCCGTAATAGCTTCAGTATTAGTTGGAACGTTCACTGGTGTTAGATATATTGTTAATCTAACAGACACAATCAACAACAATCAAACTGAAATAGTAAATCTTCAAAGAGATTTAAAAGTTGCACAAGAAAAAATTACAGATCAAAACACAAGACTAACTTCTGCGGAATCTACTTGGCAGATGGCAGAAAATTTATATAGACAACTAGCAGATCAAGTTAGAGAACACAGCTACGACATTAA